CGCGATGCTCTGCCCACAAACTTCCAAAGACAAACCCGATGCGAGCTAGTAGCACACAGCGTGGCTACGGATACCAATGGCAGAAGCTGTCAACGATGATGCGCGCACGCCAACCATGGTGTGAACTATGCGGCTCGCGAGATCGGAACCTGACGGTTGATCACATTATCCCGCAGAGCCTGGGTGGAACCAACGAGCTTGGGAACCTACGAGTCGTCTGCACCGACTGTCACCTTCGCTATGGCGCCACACGCAAGAAAGCCAAGGCATAGGGGGCGTCACAGGGGGTAGGGGGTCTTTTCCTAAGAGCATGGGGTGCTCCAGACCCGCGCCGAAAAGTCGGCGTACGCTCAGACAGGTTTTTGAGTTTGGATTGTTACAAGAAACGGATGGTGCATGATGGGACAGCGCGGACCAGCTCCGACTCCCTCACGGTTGAAGCTGCTCAAAGGTGAGACGCGACCCAGCCGTGTGAATTACGAAGAGCCGCTTCCCAGGCGCGCAGACTTCAGCCCTCCGCAAGATATTTCTCCGCAAGCCCGTGCAATCTGGGAAGAAGTCATTGAGGCGGTGGCGCACACGGGCATGCTCACGGCGGCTGACCTACACACGCTGCGGCTTTATTGCGAAGCGGCGATTCGGTACAGACAAGCCGAACAAATGTACCTGGAGACTGGACCGCTGACGCGGGGTCAGAATGGCGAGGTCGTAAAGTCACCGCTTCACCAGATCGTTCGGGATAACGCCGTGCTTATGCTCCAACTTGCGTCTAAGCTTGGACTGACGCCTGCGGCACGCAGCGGCTTGAGAGGTGAATTGGATGGCGAAGCGAACACGGCGGCAGCAAAACTTGACGCGCTCATCAGCGCAGCAAAGCGAACACGCTAGTCAGGGCGATTCCGTCATTGACTTCATTGAAAACTTCTGCCGCTTAACTAAGGGCGATCTTGCAGGGCAACTTATACAACTCCGCCCGTGGCAAAAAACGCTTTTGCGTGAACTCTACGCGACCGACGAAAACGGTCTTCGCAAACACCGACGCGCACTCATAGGTCTACCTAGGAAGAATGGGAAGTCACTGCTAGGTGCAGGAATTGCATTGCATGGCTTAATTCTTGATGAACCAGGTAGCGAGGTGTATGCGCTCGCTGGAGACCGCCAGCAAGGGCGAATTATCTTTTCGGAAGCTGCGCGCATGGTGCAGCTAGATCCAATCTTGAGCCAACGCTTGCGCGTAATGCGCGATGTCATTGAGTACCCAGCAAACGGATCAGTCTTCCGCGTATTATCAGCAGACGCCTCACGCGCCGAAGGGCTTAACCCGTCGCTCGCCGTGGTGGATGAGCTGCATGTGCAGCCAGACGATAGGCTATGGAACACCATCAACCTGGGATCTGGCACACGAAAGCAGCCGCTGATCGTCGCGATCACAACTGCTGGTAGTCGCACCGACAGCCACGGGCAAGACACCATCTGCTACAAACTTTGGCAATATGGCATGCGCGTGCAGTCTGGTGAGATTGACGATCCGACATTCTTCTTCCGATGGTGGGGCGCGCCAGATGGTGCAGACTATCGTGACCCTGCTGTCTGGGCTGCTGCAAATCCAGCGTATGGGGATTACCTAAACCCAGAAGATTTTGAGAGCGCCGTCAAGTCCATTAGCGAAATGGAGCTGCGTACGAAGCGGCTTAATCAATGGACTACGACAAATACAGCATGGCTTCCGCAGGGGGCATGGGACCGACTCGCAGTTGAGCGAAAGCTTGAAAAAGGCGAGGAGGTTGTTTTAAGTTTTGATGGATCTTTCCGAAATGACTGTTCCGCCATCCTTGCCTGCACGCTAGACGGGTTTGTGCAGACGCTCGCGATCTGGGAGCGACCACTAGAAGATCCGCATTGGCAAGTGCCAATGGATGATGTGGAAGCAAAAATGTACGAGCTTTGCAAGACATACCAGGTGCGAGAAATTGCAGCTGACCCGTATCGCTGGGCTTCTGTCTTGCAGAAGTGGGAAAACGATGGACTGCCCGTAACCATATACAGTCAAAGCCCCGCAAGGATGGTACCCGCCTGTGCGGGATTCATGGATGCAATAATGCAAGAAAAGCTCTCGCACAACGGCGATCCGATTCTTGCACGGCATCTAGACAATTGCACGGTAAAAATTGACCGATTTGGTCCACGAGTCGTTAAGGAACACAAAGGCTCGTCCCGTCGCATAGATGCAGCGGTGTGCGCTATCATGGCTTGGGACCGCGCCAAATACCATTCGCAACATGTGGTAAAGACGCCTACAGCGGAGTTTATAAGCCTGTGAGCAAATCAACCGCACTTGAACTAATTGGGGCGACGCTTGTTATCGTCGGTCTCCTTCTTATCCAGCCACTCAGCCTCCTGGTTGCAGCTGGTATCAGCCTTGCCGCTATCGGCTATAAGCGAGGTAACTAGTGAGCCTTCTCCGTAGAATTCTTGGCGAACAGGATCAGCGTGCGATCACAAACATTCAGGGCATGAAGTTTGATCGCGTGCCGTTTTCAAATGTCACGCTAGATAGCAAGGGCGCACTCGCGCTCACTGCTGCATGGGCATCGGTGCGGTTGCTGGCGGACGTGGTGTCAAGCTTCCCTGCTGACGCCTACATTCGCACGGGCGGCGTGCGTCGCCCCTATCGCCCAGGCGGAGACAAGCCGTCATGGATGTTGATTCCGATTCCAGATGAGCCTGGTTACACGTTCAATCAACTCATTTCAGAAGCCATCGTAAGCCTGTATACAGACGGAAATACGTTCCTATACTGCCCACGCGCAGACAGCGGCGAAGTGTTGGAAGTCAGAGTCATTGATCCTCGCCGTGTGACGATCTTCCGCGAAGGCAGAGAAGTTAAGTATCGCGTTCAGCAGACTGACCGAAACGACTTTGTTGTTTACGGTCAAGATACAATCATTCACATTCCGCTGGTCACGCTGCCTGGAGACCTTCGCGGTATCAATCCGATTGAGCAGCTGCGCCGCACGTTCGGTCTTGGCGCGACGCTAGAAGAGAGCGCATCGTCGCTATTCGCCTCCGCAAGCATGCCAACAGGCATCATTGAAGTTCCTAACGAGCTGACAAAAGATCAGGCAGAGGCACTTAAAGCTGGATGGCTGCGACACCACACTGGCGCCAACATGCACACACCTGGTGTGTTGACTGGCGGTAGCACATGGAAACCGCTTTCGTTCAAGCCAGAAGACACACAGCTTCTTGCATCGCGCGGCTTTAGCACTGAAGAGGTTGCGCGAATCTTCCGCGTTCCACCAGTTTTGATTGGCGTCACCACACCTGGTGCAATGTCATATTCAAGCGTGGAACAGCAAAACCTAGCTTTCGTGCAATACACACTACGCCCTCTAACAGAGGCGTTGGAACGTCAACTGTCTTCGTTGCTTCTTCCGCCAGATGCGTTTGTGCGATTTAACATGGACAGTATTCTTCGCGGCACTGCACAGGCACGAGCAGAAGTCCACCGTATCGCCATTCAAGAAGGCTGGAGTAGCGTTAATGACATTCGCAAGATGGAAGACATGACGCCAATTGAAGGCGGCGACGTCTACCGAATGCCGTTGAACCAGGCTGCTGCTGAAGCCGCAGACCTACGACAGCGCGCCGACATTGCAGGAATCCTGGTGCGAGCTGGATATGATCCAGCAGACGCAGCAAGAATTTCTGGAATTAAGAGCCTTAAGCACACTGGCGCTGCACCAGTTACCGTACAGCCAGAGGGACTCTAATGAGTATTGCTACCAACCAGGTTACGCTTGGAACAGCCGCGACTCTGATCTGCGCCGCAACAAACTCAGACAAGGCTGAACTGACGATCACCACGAAGACAAAGGATGTCTGGATTGGTGAGTCCGATGTCACGATCACAAACGGTCTGCATCTCCAAGCTGGTCAGACGATCACTGTAAAGATTGGTCGCAACGATGACATTTATGGTGTTGTTGATAGCTCCACGCACACCGTGAGTTATCTTTTGTACCAGCCAAACTAATGACAAAGCGCGCACTGCCAGACAATTACCGACCAGCCCTATCGGACGATGTTCCAGAGGGGCGCGCGTGCGGGAACTGCCGATTCTATAACGAAGCAGATGTGCAGGGCGATAAGGCTTATTGCGAAAAGTGGGATGACTATGTGAGTGGCGCCTACTACTGCAACGCCTGGGAACCAGCGCAAGAAGAGCGCGCACCGATTGACCCAGATGGCTACACGCCAACAGATGCCATGAAGGAAGAAGCACAGCGCGGACTTGATTGGCGCAGTGAATTCGGACGTGGTGGCACGGAAGTTGGAATCGCTCGCGCACGAGATATCGTGAACGGGCGCAATCTTCCATTTGAAACGGTTCAACGCATGGCGAGCTTCTTTGCGCGCCATGAAGTAGATAGTGAAGCAGAAGGTTTCCGACCTGGAGAAGAGGGCTACCCTAGCAACGGTAGGATTGCCCACGCTCTTTGGGGCGGGGATAATGGTAAGCGATGGGCGGACAACATCGTCCAAAACGCTGAGCGTAAGGAGCATAAACACATGACGATGGAATTCCGACAAGCGCAAACTGAGATTCGCGCGGAAGGCGACGGCTACACGTTTGAGTCGTATGCCGCATTGTTCAACACGGAGTCTGAGGGTCTTGGATTCCGCGAGGTCATTAAGCCGAAGGCATTTAGCAAATCTGTTGCTGCTGCTGATCGCGGCGAGTGGGAAGTGAAGGCGCTCCAGGATCATGATCCTAAGCTCTTCCTTGGCTCCACTAGGACTGGAACACTTGAGGTTTCAGAGGATGATCGCGGTCTTAAGGTCCGCGTCGCTTTGAATCCAGAGGTTTCGTTTGCACGAGATCTTGCAGCAATGATTAAGCGCGATGGCGCAAGCATGGGACTTTCGTTTGGCTTTAGTGTGCCGAATGGAGGAAGTAACTACAACGAAGAAGGTGTGCGCGAGCTGAAGTCAATCCGACTTCACGAGATCTCGCTGCTCACTGGAAATGTTCCTGCATACCCAGCCACAATCGGCTTGGGCGCAGTGCGCGCGCTTGCGCAGCGCACAGATATTGCAGCGAACAAACTTACGCGAGCGATTGACGGATTGCTGAATGGCAACGTTAAAAGCGATGACGCGGAAGTTATTGATCTCGCAATCCGTAAGATCGCGCCTGAAGTCCGAAGCCCTTGGGTTATCGGCGCAGACCGTGAGCTGGAGATTGACGAAACGCGCGACTGGGACGGCGCAGCAGCCGCTGAAAGGGTTTTTTCCCTGGCTGGTTTTGATGGGGAGAATTCTGATCCCTCCGTCGCTCGTCGCGCGTTCCTCGTCTACGATGCCGCAGCTCCTGAGCTACGCGGCTCGTACAAACTTGGCTTCGCTGACGTAATCGGTGGCGAGCTTGTTGCAATTCGCGCTGGTCTAAACGCCGCCGCGTCGCGACTCTCGCAAACCGATATCCCGCAAGAAGTCATGGACCGCGCTCGCGGCATTCTTGACTACTACGCCGAAGAGGAGTCCGAAACAGCAACCTATCAAGATGACGAGGAGATGGATGACACAAACCGTGCCATCCCGCTCAGCGTCCGCGAGCGACAGCTGGCGCTTATGGCGCTAGATCCAAACCGAATTTGATCCACGAGGGCGACGGCACGAGGGTCTTGACGGATACCACTGCCAAAGCACCACTGGGTGAAAGAAATTAACTAAACGAAAGCAGAAAGGAACTCCAAATGTCGGAGATTTCAAAGAAGCTTTTCGCTGGTTACCGAAACGATTGGGAAGAGGCGAAAGCCCTTCTTGCGACGGCGACCGATGAGAAGCGAGAGTTCACACCAGAAGAGGAAGCTCGTTGGACTAAGCTGAACGATTCCATGTCGGACAAGAAGTCCAAGATGGATTCCGTTGAGCAGGCTGAAGAGCGCGCAGCCAAGATTGATGCGCTCGCTGAGCGCGCACTCAAGGTTGAGAATGCAGTTAAGGCTGACAATGACGGAGATGTTCTCCGCGCCGTTGCAGCAGGCGAGAAGCGATCCGCGAAGTTTGATATTCGCGCGCTTTCTTCAGCCGCAGCTACTGTGCCCGTCTCGTTTGCGGATTTTGTTGTGGTCGCCTTGACCGCTGGAAATCCCGTGTACGAAGGTGCAACAAAGATCCGCACGTCTACTGGCGAGCAGATCACTGTGCCGCGCCTCACGGCTAATCAGTCTGCTGCCTTCATTGGCGAGGGAAGCCAGATCAGCCCAACCGATCCTACGATCAGCAGCATTACGCTGTATGCAAATAAGATCGCTGCGTTGACGCTTCTTAGCAACGAACTTATCCGCGATAACGCAGTGAACATTACTGCGCTTGTTGGTGAGTCCGCTGGTAATCAGATTGCATTCCTTGCAGGATCTGCATGCACGCTTGGCACTGGCACGACGCAGCCGCTTGGCTTTGTCACCGCCGCTGGCAATCCGCAGCTTTCAACTGCAACGAAGGCAGGAACCGTCACGTCAACATTCTTTGATGCACTTGACGTAATTACGTTGGCTTACAGCCTCCAGCCTATGTATCGCAATGCGAATACACAGTGGCAGGTTGCATCCACCGCGATGTCAAAGATTCGTAAGCTTACGGATACGACTGGTCAGCCAATCTGGACCCCTGGTCTTGTTGTTGGTCAGCCAGACACACTCCTTGGCTATCGCGTCATTGAGAATGTTCACATGGCTGCTGTTGCATCGGCTTCCAAGTCGGTTGCAATCATGCATGCACCTTCGTACTACGTTCGCGAACTTCCGATTGAGGTGGCTTCAAGCACCGAATTTAGGTTTGATTATGCGCAAACCGCAGTACGAACACTGTACAGCGTTGACGGAAACATCCCAGATGTGACCGCACTTCGCGTACTCGTTTCCGCTAACACCTGATTCTAGGTTTTAGTTGAGACAAACCCCGCTGGTTGGAGTAATCTGACCAGCGGGGTAAAACCAAACTTTATAGGGGAGGCAAATCTGAATGTCACTCAGGATCGGATTTACGACGAATGCTCCATGGAGCGCGACGGGCTATGGCGTCCAGGCGACAGAGCTGATTCCACAGCTCAAGCGCGACGGGCATCTTGTTGCGGTAATGGCGAATTACGGGCTAGCGGGAACGACCCTGGACTGGAACGGCGTTCCGATCATGGGTCAGGGCATGGACGCCTATTCCAATGATCTAACTCCAGCGCAAATTTTGTGGTGGGGTAATCAAGAGCCAAAACTTCCAGCCCTGGGTCTTAGTTTATATGACGTGTGGGTGTACAAATCCCCGCAATGGGATGAGATCCCAATGGCATCTTGGACGCCGATTGATCACAGCGTCGTACCGCCAGAAGTAAAAGCCTGGTTTGATCGTCGCGGAAAAGGCAAATGGGCAATTGCCATGAGCCAATTCGGAGAGCGAGAGTTGCTTGAAGCTGGCGTTGAGCGAGACCGTGTGTTTTACGCTCCGCATAGTTTTAATCCAGCAGTGTTCAAGCCAACACCTTCTGACATTCGGAAAGATCTAAATATTCCAGACGATGCGCACTTGACAATGATCAATGCCGCGAACAAGGGCGTGAACCCACCTCGTAAATCGTGGGGGGAACAAATCCTTGCGTGGTCAACATGGGCGCGCGGTCGCAAAGATGCGTACCTGTATTTGCATACCGACATCTTCGGTCTTGCAAATGGCGTGAAGCTTGAGCCGCTTCTTGCGGCATGCAATGCACCGATGGATCGCGTGCGGGTTGTTCCACAGTTTGAATACCGCCAAGGACTATCGCAAGAAGTTTTAGCACGCCTATATAGTGCAAGTAATATTTTATTGCACTGTTCAAAAGGCGAGGGCTTCGGGGTCGGCATCATTGAGAGTCAAGCATGTGGTCTGTTACCAGCGGTGACATCGTGGACCGCAATGCCAGAACTGATTGGCGCTGGCTGGAAAGTTGGCGGACAAGTTGAATACGATCCGATGCAGGGCGGATGGTGGATGACACCAAACGTTAAAGAGATCATGGACGCGCTTGAGCAGTCATACGAATTGATGAGTAAGCCAACGGAACTTGCAGAAGCTAAGGCAAAGGCTGCTGCGTTCATGAAGAATTACGAAACAAACTATGTATACGAAACGCACTGGCGACCAATTCTCAAGCAACTTGAGGATGAGTTGACGAGTGCGCCTGCGGTAAATCGCGAGCAGCGACGCGCACAAAAAAAGCGCCGATAGGAGACTGAATGCCGATCACAAACGGGTACACCACGGGGAGCGCCGTGAAGGAAGCTCTGGGGATTATTGACGCCTCATCCGACACGGAAATTGATCTTGTCATTGAGACCGTCAGCCGCATGATTGACGATTACGCTGGTAGATTCTTCTACAGCGCGGGGACCGTCGTTTCCTTCTACACGCCAGACAAGGCGCTTAGCCTGGAGATTGATGACGTCTCTTCGGTCTCTATTCTGCAAACCGATGACGGTGGCGACGGCTCGTTTAGTACGACCTGGGGAACGGCAGACTATGTGTTGGAGCCGTTCAACGCTGCGCTCACGGGGCGACCGTACACGCTGATTCGCGTACCGACAAACGGGAATCGCAGCTTCCCAATTGACACGATCAAGGGCGTGAAGCTGACGGCGGTGCGAGGCTTTCCTTCTATTCCAAAACCAATCGTGACCGCAACACAGCTCCAGTGCGGTCGTATTTTTAACCGAAGGAATACCCCATTCGGAATTGCTGGGACGTTGGAGACTGGACAGATGAGACTGTTAAGCCGTCTAGATCCAGATGTTGAGCAGCTCGTTCGCCCGTATCGCATTCCGTCACAGGCGGTTTAAGTGGATACATACGCGGTAGGCACGGCACTCGCTGCGCGTTTTGCAAACATTACGCCTCCGACTGGCTACGAAGCAATTAAGCTATCAACGGTATTTACTCCAGATAACATTTCTACCTACCCAGCGGTAATCATTTTGCCGCCAGACACTACGCTTTCATACTCCATGAACAGACAAGTGGACGAAACACATGTGTTCACTGTGCGATTTATTATCCCTCGTTCAATGGGTACGGATCGCGGAATCAAAGCTCTTTACTCTTGGCGAGACGCTATTGTCAAAGGCGCTGTGGGCAATCAAGATCTTAACGTTGCAGGCGTGATATCATGCCTGGTAACTAACGTGACGATGGGCGATGTGACCTACGGCGCAGACGAAGATCTGTTGGCAATTGACTGCCGAACCGAAGTGCGGTTTAGGTCAGTCGTAAGCGAAATTGGAGCCTAGTGGCAAAAGAGATCGTTTCAATCAGCATCCAGCCGAACGACTTTGTGCAGAAGCTTGAGGATCAGCTTGGGCAGAAGCGAATGGACGCCGTAGTGCTAGAGGGAACCCGCAAGGTGGCTGCTCAAACAGCCAACAGAATGCGCGTCAACTATCGCGCTGCTGGCATCCAGATCCACCATCCAGCGGACGGATTGTTCAAGTCTATTCGCTATAAGCGCATTCGCCGCCGCTATTCTGAGATTGGATATTGGGTCGGTCCAATGTCCCGAACAAGAAGCGTCAAGCGCGCGTTTGCACGAGATATTACCCAGGTCGTTGCGTGGGGAGCACATCGTCACCTGATTGAGTTCGGGCATAGGATCGTGAGCCACGCTGGTGTTGATAGCGGACGGCGGACAAAGGCGCGACCATTTATCGGTCCAGCCTTCAGTGGCGCTGTTGGCTCTATTGAAGCGACGGTTGGAGATTCATTGCAAAAGTACATTGACTCCACACCGCCAATCACATGAGGGAGTAAAGATGGCTGAGATTCTTAAGCCAGTTGTGAAGCTGGTAAGGGTTGAACCCGTACAGGGACGGTTTATCCCTGGCGTCGCCGCGCGCATTGCGGAAGTCACAGAGGATGAGGCGCGAGAGCTAATCGCAACTGGCGCCTTCGTGCTCGCAGCAAACAAGCCTGCCGAACCTACGGCGGCAAAGCAGTCGCCAGAAAAGGAGTAACTAGATGGCTACACGAGTGCTTCAGAGGGTTCAGGGTGCGCTTGAGAGCACGGCTGGGACCTTCGCAACAGCTACGCGCAAGCTCTACGGTACGGAGATTACGCACGAGCGCACGATTGCATCTATCCGACCAGACTACCTGGATGGAACTTACAATCAGTCGCGCGCAGTTTATGAAGGAATTGAGACCAACGCATTCAGCATTAGCGGACCGCTTGCATTTGATCAGTCGGTTTTCTGGCTGAGCGCAGGCGTTGGCTCCGCAACCGCGAGCGGCACGGCTGCTCCATACACCTGGACGTTCAATGCCGCTTCAACGGCTGACCTTACGCGATCATTCTCGCTTGAGTACGCATGGGCTGACGGCGGGACCGCAATCCCAGCATCGTTCCGTGTCCCTGGAAACAAGGTGGACTCGCTGACGATTACCTGGGCAAAGGATGACGTCGTTACGTTTGAAGCTGGTCTCGTCTCCTTCAAGGGGATGGCTCAGGGGACCGCGCTTAGCGCAACCCCGTCGGACACCGTTGAGAAGCACGCTGTTGGCGTGAACACCACGGTTTACATTGACGGCACCGCAAACCCAATCGGCACCACGGCAGATTCAAACGTCGCTGTTGCGGCTCTTGCTCTGACGAATGGTTTTACCACGCGCTTCGGTCTTGACGGAAGCTCTGTTGGCGCAGCCCTGGATCGTGTCGCAAAGACCGATGCCGTGCTTACTCTGACGCGTCACTTCCAGAATGACAATGAGCTGGATGCCTGGGAGGATAAGAGCCTTCGCCGCGTCCGCATCGTCACCACTGGTCCGACGCTTGGAGCTGGTAACTATGAGATGACGGTTGACTTCTTCGGTGTGATTGATGAGATCACGCAGACAGAGGTTGATGGAAACGTCGCTCAGGAGATCACGCTTCGCCCATTCGTTGACGGATCGGTTACGACCATTCCGTTCAGCGTTGTTGTAAAGAATAACGCAGCGACGATCAGCTGATTCTTTTCGGGTATCTAGACACCAGGGGGCGCCGAAACGCGTCTCCTGGTGTCTTACAGACGGGCGTTTTAGTAACAAAAACGACAAAGGAGGCTACATGCGTACATTTGACGTAACCATTGGCGACCAGGTATTTGTCATGAAATCAATGTCTGCGCGCCAGTTTATTTCTATCCAGCGCGGTGAGATTGACGAAGCGAAGCTCCTAGAGATTCTTGCGGCGTCAGCCGTAGAGCATCCATTCGGAAAGAGCGCCGATGACTTCTTGGATAACTGCGACGTGCAGACGGCGCTTGGACTTCTAAAGGCATGGGCTGCTGAGCAGACGGAAACGGCACTCCCAAAAGTGAACGCCAACGCCTTGCAAGAAGTCTCGCCGCAGCAGGATTAGGGGACGGAAAGCCAGTCACCGTTCCGCTTGATTACGCGTTGGACGCGTTAGCAAGACGTTGGCACATCGCTCCGTGGGAACTGGAGCACGCACCAAATGCAGACTGGATCATTCGGGGTCTGTACTTCCAGAAGGTAGAGTCACAAGCGCAGGCGTCTGCGTCAAGGGTAAGGAGTAAGCGTGGCTGATAAGCGAGTTGGCATTGTCATTGAAGGTAAAGCCGCGATTGATCCTGCGTTTAGGCAGATCAAGCGTGAGTTCAATCTTCTTCGCGCAGCTGGTAAGCAGCTGAACAATGTCTTCACGGGTATCGGTCAGGGCATCGGTCAGCGTGTTGCAGGCGTTGCGTTTGATGCCTTCAGCCAGGTCACTGGGCTGTTCACACAGGCGGTGCCAAAAGCCCTCGCCTACGCACGATCTATTGATGAGATTGCCGATGCAACTGGAGCAAGCGCAGAGCAGTCATCAATTCTTGCTGGAACGCTCAATCTTCTTGGCGTTCCAACAGAGGGATTGTCAACGGCGTTCAAGTCGCTCTCCAGCGAAGTCGTTAAGAGCGAAAACAAGTTTGCCGCATTAGGCGTTACTGTTCGCGATGGCGAAGGTAACTTGCTTGACATGGTTACCATCCTGGATAGCACCAGAAGCAAGCTGGGGCAGATGGAAGATGGTGCCGCAAAGACTGCAATTGCCGTTGACTTGTTTGGTAAGCAAGCACTTGCTCTCATTGATTATCTCAATCTTTCAGACGAAGCCGCAGCAGGAGCAGCGGATGAGCTAGAGAGAATGGGATTGGTGCTTGACTCCAAGACGATTACCGCAGCAGAGGATGCGGACAGAAGTATGAACCTTCTGGGTTTGACGGTCCAAGGACTGCAAATCACTCTTGCAAACCAGTTGCTCCCAGCGATCATCAACATCGTCAACGCGATTCGCAACTGGGTAATGGAGAATCGCGAGGGTCTTCTGAAGACTCTTGCAGCCGTTGCTGGTGCAATCGGCGGATTTATCTCTGGACTCCTTGGCGCAACTGACGCCGCGTCCTCATTCATCAACAGCCTTCGCGGTACCAGCTCCGCAATCAACACCAATAAGGCTGGACTCCAAGCGCAGATCGCTGCAATCAAGCAACAGATCGCGGCATATAAGGCGAGCGGCGGGGCTTCTGGGAGCGCATCTGGCGGAGCGAGCAAAGTTACTGCCGCGCTCACGCGACAGATTCAGAAGCTTAAGGATCAGCGCGACGCGATTCGCGACGTCATGCGCGCCCAGGTTGAGCAGGCAAAGACTGCGTTTGACGCAATGCTCGCGGGACTTGACGCAACGGAGCGACAGTATCAACTAGATGAGCGTCGCAAGGAGTTGGCGCAGGATCTCGCGGACACAGAGCAGGAAGCTGCTGACGCAAAGATCAAGGCGCAGCGAGATCTTGCTAACCTTCGTGCGGAGCGCGACCTTGCGCTTGCAGCCGAATCAGATCTTGACAAACAATTCCAGGTAGCGATTGATTATGCAGAGCGCGAGCAGCGCATGGTTGAGCAGTATGCTGAAGACCAGACGCGCTACGAAAAGGCAGTTGCAGATGCCCGTGCCAACATTGCAAAGTTTGAGGCTGAGACAAAGCGACAGGCGGCAGTAGACGCTGCGCGCGGACAGATCCAAGCTGCGGTTGATCTATCCCAGAGGATTCAAGAGCTGGCGCTGTCCGATAAAGACTTTGCCAAGAATATTGCTGAGCTGCGACTTATTGAGCAGCAGCAAGAATCCGCGCTTAAGATCGCCATTGCAAACGGCGACTCTGCGGCGATTAAGCAAATTGAGATCAACCTTGCACTGGCTCGCGATGCGATCCGCGCGCAGCAAGAGACCAAAGAAATTGCCGCACACCAGAAGCGCCTAGAACGAGAGAAGGAAAAGAAGGCGGCTGTAAAGAGCAGCAACGACGCCTTCTTGATTGCGCTTCAGGAGCAGCTCGCTGGTCTTGAAACGCAACTGGAAGCACAGAAGGATAACAACAAGGCTGTTCGGGATTCCGCCCACGATCACGGTCTGCTTATGGATCAGCTTGAGAGCGATCAGCCCGTTGTTGATTCATTCGCTGACGCCTTCAAAGACGCGGCGAAGGCTGGTCAAGATTTTGCGAAGGCGCTGCGAGATATCAAGAGCGCCCTGGGATTCCTAGGCTCAATCGGGGATATCTTTGGATTCCTCTCCGATCCATTCGGTTTGGGTAGCGACACTGGGCGACTAACAGATGATGAAGGCTTGTCTGGTCTATTTGGCGGCGGCAAAAAGGGCGGCGGCAAAGGCGGCGGCAAAGGCGGCGGAAAGGGCGGCGGAGGTGGCGGCGCTGGTAGAAGTGGTCCGATTCCGTTGCGCAGCCCAGCGTATGGAGCACGCGCGCTAGGTGGCGCAGTTGCAGCTGGTCAGGGCTACATGGTCGGAGAATTTGGACCAGAGCTATTCGTGCCTGGTATGAACGGAAATGTTATTGGCGGAGGCGGCATCAATGTGACCGTCCAGGCTGGAGCATTCCTTGGATCAAGCTCCGACGCTCGCGAGTTTGCGCGACGCGTATACGGCGCGATTGAAGAAGAGAGCAAGAGGCGCTTCACGGTTCCACCAACGATTAGGAGAGGAGCAGCCGCGTGAGCGTATCTCAACCGACACTAGTATCTGGCGCAACGACGATCACGCTTCCATTTCCTGCAAGGTCTACGCAGACCCGTATCAGCTGGGAGACGGTGGGCGGGAGCCGCATGACGATCAACGGGTCTATCCGCACCTGGTCGGTGGGTTATCGCTATCGGTATGCCTTGGCGTTTGAATATGCAGATATCTCGCTGTGGAACTCTTTGGTAGATCTCTACTGGAACAACGTCTCCAATCAAACGTCAGCGACGTTCACCTGGACGGGTGGACCGTGGACCGACGCGCAGCCTGGAGTCACCGTGCGCATTGATGAGATTGGCGATCCTTCAAATACCTATCCGACTGTTGACAAAGCTGACTTCACCATCGTGCTCGTTGAGGTTGACGCGCGCACTAGCTAGGAGGCGACATGACACTTAGTGCAAATCTAGTCGCCGCCATAGGAGACAAACAGCAGCGACCTATCCTTAAGCTTGAGATTGCATGGGACGGATCTGAGTACGTTGACGAAACGTCATATGTACTAGAGGCTACAGGCATTGAGAGCATTGATCAGGATACTGGATCACTGCAACCAGCGGAAGCAAACTTCACGCTGGACAATCTTGACAATCGCTTTACCGCTGAGAATACGCAGTCGCCAATTTATCCCTACATTCAGGGCGCCTTCCTGGACGTGCGAGCCAAGGTCTCTCTTGGCTACTACTACGCTGGTCAGGAAAACTTTAGACAGATCGGCGTCTTTGTGGTGCGCGAGCTTGAGCCGCTGGAGCAGGGACGCGTTGCGACGCTGCGCCTAACGGATATCTCCAGCCGCTTCGCAAACATTCCTACCTTCTACGGTCCGACTGCAAACACTGGCATGACGTCGGTGTTCGGAAGTCTCGCTGAGAAGGCTGGTCTTGGAACAGCCGCATATGCAACCCAGGGGACGGCGTTCGGAACAGCGCAGTTTGCCGCTGCGGTTGGTGGGCGACTAGCGGATGAGCTTGGACTTCTTGCGCTTGCAGAGGGCGGACGCATCTACGTCAACGATGGCGGCACGCTGGTATTCGTTGACAATGCGACACGAGAGGCTGAGCTTCAGACGCCGCTGATCACGCTCAATAAAGACACCTTCCCATTTGATATCGCGATCACCAGGAATACTTCACAGGCAATCAATCGCGTCACGCTTGCATACGAGGATCGCGCGAGCGCAGTAAGCGATGAGACGGTTTGGCAAGTCACTACGCCTATCAAGATCCCAGCCGCAATTGAGGCGACTGGATCGGTAGGGACGTACTACATTCCTGGTCAGGTCACGATCTCTCTGAACGCACAGGATCAGACTCGCTGGGTTGAATACACGCCAGTAAGCTGGGCGAGCGGCACCGCTAACCCATCCAGTGCAGTGGCAAACGCCGCAAGCGATGGATCTGGAAGTGCGGTCACGATGGAGGCTGGAACACCAGCCGCACGTCTCACGCTTGATAACAAGCTTTACTACGACATGACCCTGGGCGGCACTGCGACGGGCGATGGGAACCGTGGCGAGATCACGTTCCGAAACATGAACAGCGTGCCAGTCTATGTGCGCACGTTCACGCTCGTTGGCAAACCAGCCCGTCTCTCCAGCCCCTATGCGGTGCAGGCGGACGATGGCGACGGTCAGGATCTCCTTGGACAGATCCTAGAGCAGACGATCAGCGATCCGTATTTGCCAAGCGTAGACGAGGCATACCAGCGCGCGCTTGATCTTCTGTACTTCAGAAGCGTGCGAAGAGTACGCGTGGCGATCCCGTCTGCTCCAGGCGTGCCTATCAAGGCTGGTGAAGTGTTTGCGGTGCTTGATTCGGAAAAGAATGCAACCTACCTACAGCAAGTCGCAACAATCAACTGGAGCTTCAACGCGCAAAACGGATACCAGTGCAGCATTGACGGTCTTCCGTCTTTGCCTGGTCCAACATCCGTGTTGGTCACAGATCTTATCGGCGGAGTCACCGACTCAATCACGCTGGGAGAGCCAGTTGGACCGTGGTATTGGGCGCCAGCTGGAGTTGGCGAGTCAGAGCTTACCTGGGATAGCAACACCTTTTGGGGTCCACTGCCCGATCCCACAAGAATTGGAAACGAAGTTGGCGCAGTTTCAGATACAATTACAACAAGCGTAACTCAAGCCCTTGTCTGGGAAACTGGATATTGGGACCAGCAAGTGTGGGGATAGAATGTTTGAAAGCTATTTGACGAAGCCAACTGGTCTCGTAACAGCAACGCTGCACCGACCAGATGGCACGATCCTTCGCAGTCAACAGTCCAACACGTTCACGCTTGTTGGAGCTGAGCGGCTCGCAGCCGCGCTCGCTGGTGAGGCTGGGACTCTGACCGTTAGCAGCATTAAGAGCAGCAGCGGCGGCACCAGGATCTATGACTTTGACTCTACGACGGGATTTACGGGAACCGCGACCGTTGACTCTGGCATCTACCGACAAGGGGTTGGCGCCTTCAAGATTGAGGCTGCACCTTCTGGCACGCAGTATGTCTACGACGCGAGCACGATCAGCAGCTCTACCGTGGTAAGCGGCTCATCCATTGAGCTGTCACTGCGCTTTACGACGGTCAGCCGCGTGAACAAGAGCGCGTCCCAGCTGCGCATCTTCAGCGCAGGAAACGCATCCTCCTACTACGGCATCACCGTCGCGGACCTAGAGACCGCCGCAGGCGTCACATTCGCTGACGCAACCTGGGCAGTCTGCCGCGTGCCGATCAGCAGCTTCAACGTCACCGCTGGTGGACCATCGTGGAACGACACCACGGGGATCGGCTTCCAGCTCGTGGCTGGTACCGCTGGTACCGCCACTGCCTACATTGACAATGCCTTCGTAGTGAACGGGAACCTGGATACGACCAGCGCGGCTACCAACGTGCCTGCAATCTACGACACGAAGGCTACGACAAGCACGCGATCAACGCGCACGGTCACATCAACAAGCACATGGCAATTGGCAGACGCAATCGGCGAAACATTCTATGTGCTTGGACTATTTGACGGATCTAGCAATCTACTCGCTATCACTGGATACGCAGCTGGTAGCGGCATCTATAAAGAGCCGAACAGCCTACTCACGGTAAGCTGGGCGCTCACCACAACTGCATAGGAGGATGAGGGAACATGCCTAATAGCGGTACCGTAACAGCTGGTAGCGTCGCACTTGCGTCGCAATACAATAATCTTCGCAGCGATGTGCTTGATGCAACGACTTCGCATGTGCATAGCGGCAGCGCAGATGCTGGCGCGAAGATTGAAGGTTCATACCTTAAGTCCACAGGCGCAACCAATGGTCAGGTGCTCGCGGCAGACGGCGCTGGCGGCGCATCGTTTACGACGCTGGCAGGCGCAGGCGCGCTGAGCGGAACTGTCGTTGATGTTGTGTGGACGGCTGGCACAGTCACTCAAACGACTTACGCGGCTGCAGTCAGGGCTTCGTGGGGTGTAAGTGGTGGTGGCACCGAACTATACGCGGTCAGTTTTGTGGAATCTACTGGCGGTCGCGATATTTATAGATTCAATCTAGGCTCAAGTGCACTTGCCGCAAGTACAACGAATACACTCGCCGTTGGCGGAACTTTGCAGTTTGTTGAAACAATGGGTTATGGTTTCGCTTCTGGTACCGCGATGCACTACTCGGAAGATGTTGCACTAACTACTTCTGGCAATCGCACGATCACCCTTAGAAAATACAACAACACGCTTGCTTCCAATATGTGGAACGCGACGATTTGGAATGCCAAGACAGACGCATCAAGTTATAACACCAGACCGTTCTATCAAGGCAACTATGCCTATGTTTCTTCTATCGGGATTCACTACTCGTGGGATTCTTACAATGCCGATAGTGCTGGAACATCACTGGTCTATGTCGTAAACGATGTCAGCGGGTCTGTCTACACGGCTCCGTTCTTCGTTTCGTCAGCAACCAGCAGAGGCGGCGTAAACTTTGCTCTTTATGTTCCACCAGTTGCCGCAGGCAACGGCACGATTTACGCTTGGGGAACGAGCGTTACGGCTACTGGTAGCACCGTGTCGTTCCACCGCATCGCCTACGAGGTAGGGAGCGCAAGCATTAGCGCAGTTTCAACCGCAACAACTTCATACGGTTGGGCGGGATTCCAAAAGGGAAACACCACGACATCAGCCCCAATCCAGCCCATTTTCAATGGTTGGTGGGACTCTGCGTGCACCGCGATTGTGCTGAACACCAGAGTGTCTGTGCTAGACGGCTACACATCCGCTGCCAATATGATTTTGGGGCTTGATAGAACAGCAGGCACTGTGCTCTTCCAATCACGACAAACTTCGGGAACGATTCTCGCTGGCGAGGAGCGTTTTTACAACAAGATGTATTGGGATCAGACCACGCGACTCTATGCCACTAGCAGTTCAGACACACAAAAGACTCAAGCAATCTTTCGTATGGGAACCGCTGGTGCATTCTATCAGCCTCGCGCGCATATGTTCCGCAGAGCGGGGGTTAGCAACGGACAACCGCTTATGGGCTTTGCAGGCGATGGCTCTGCAACGCATCACCTTTATCAGTCTACCACACTCGGCTCGTCAATCGTCACAAACTCGTTTGCGAACAACATTGTTGAAGCGACACTTCTGCCTGCGTATGCAAAAGGAAGGCTCGTATTCTTTGACGAAAACCAAAGCGACCGTTGGCGACCAGTGACACTTGTGACAGCCTCTGGCTTCCCGTTCTCGCAGTTCATCGGCTCGCCGTGGGTAAACAGTACAACGCCTCAGCAGTTCTTCACAGGAGGAGACTTCCCGCTATATGTTCCACCGAATGAACCACTGATTGGCGTGTTCAGTCGCAACGCGATCGCGACAAGTTATACAATTCCAGTTGACGGTGATGCTGGAACGGCGAAGTTCTCGTTGAAAATCATTGAGATGGCATAAGGAGCGAATATGGCAAAACTACTTGTTGCACGAGACGAACACAACGAGATCACCACTTGGGGCGAGGAGTTCGCTGGCGGAACAGAGATTCCAGCGGCAGAGATTCCATCCGATTGGGAGATCTTCCGAACGGCGAAGTATCTCTTTGACGGCACCGCGCTTGTCGTGCGCGCAGGCTGGGTTGACCCTGTGATCTCCGAAGAGCCAGAAGTTCCAGCGGAGCCTGAAACTCCCGCTGATCCTGAATGACTAAGAGTCAAGTTGACGCGATCCTAGAGCGGCTTGATCGGATTGAATCCGATCTTGCCTGCGTGCGCGTTGAGATGGCAGAGACCCGTGGCGCCTATCGTTTAGCTAAGTTTGTGATTGCGTTGCTTGGACTAAGTGGACTGGGAGGTCTAACCGCTTGGCTGTCTAACGGTAAGTGAGTCAACGCGCACTTGCGTTCCTGCTGACACTGGCAACTCTGTTGCCGTTCGCTGCGAGCGCCTACGCGCTTGACAGTGCCGATGCGTGGGATCAGCAGATTGATTCCAACGGCACGATTACGCTAAGCGATGGCACAATCCTGATTGAAGGTAGCAACAACGCTGGACCTGGGTACCCGTGGCAAAATACTGTGACGGGACTAACAACAGATTCATCCGTTGGCGAGACGGTATCTTTTGACTGGGCGTATTGGACTACTGACGGTGCGTTCTACGACCGCGCGCAGATGCTTCTTGATGAGAGCTGGATTGATCTAGCGATCTGGGACCAGGCTGGGTACAACCCGCTGCAACAGAGCGGCAGTCAATCCGTCTACGTCACCGCAGGCGGGATCTTTGGATTCCGCGTCCTAAGCACTGACTCCTGCTGCGGATCGGGCTTCTTGCAAGTCAACAATACGACCTGGGTCGTAGGTAGCCCTACGCCGTCCCCTACGGCGTCTCCTGAGCCAACCGCGACTCCTACGCCAGATCCGACCCAGGAGCCGTCTCCGTCGCCTACAGAGCCTCCTACGCCTGAACCGACCGTGGAGCCTAGCCCAGAGCCTACTCCTAGCCCTGAGCCAACTCCAGAGCCTACGCCTACCCCTGAACTGACACCAGACCCCACGCCTCAGCCAACGCCAAGCCCAGAGGTGAGCATTGAACCAACGCCAACTCCTGGACCCACGAATTCTCCCGCCCCGTCTCCCGCTCCAACGGAGACGCCTGCACCAGAAACGCCTTCGCCATCTCCTTCCGTATCTCCTGATACCAGTCCTATTCCTACTCCTGAGCCAGAGCAGCCCGATTTGCCGCCTGTAGCTGAAGCGATTGCTGAAGTTGCTGGAGCAGCCGTTGCAGCCGCAGCAGATTTTATTTCTGACATTGCTGCGATTACTGAGCTTGGCAAAGACCTTGACGAAACTGAACGTGAAGAAGCGCAACCCGTAGCAGTCGCAATTATCTCCAGTCAAGTTGCAAGTGTTGCAGCAGCGGCGGCAAACGCTGCGCGACAGCCAAGCAACAACAACGGTGGAGGTGGTGGCGCTGGAGGCGGCGAGATGGGTGCGCGTAGCAGAAAGGTGCGCCGCTAATGTTAAAGAATATTATTCTAGATCTGATCGGTGGAGCCTGGACCATTTTGGGGCTGGGCTTTGCAGTTATCGTGCTTCCCCCAGGGGGAACACAGGAAACAATGTCTGCGCTTTTTCTTGCGCTGACATTCGTCTGGCTAATTACTGGACCATTGAGATGGAGGGAATGATCGTGACTACAGCGGATCACATTGAAGAGCTGCACCAGCAGGGCTGGACTCGCGTAGACACCGCCCCTGGTGAGTGGGTTGCGCTTGTTCCGAACGATAACAACAGCGCCTTCGGCGGCACACTCTGGCGTCTCGCGGACGATGGCAATTACTACGCAGAGGGCGTAACAGAGGGGCATCCGATTTCCGCTGCGCTTGGCTTTGAGCAGGCGGCACGTGCCCTTGCGGTCTTCATCAAGGAGGAGCTTGGGGATGCCTAAACTCCAGATTAAGTCACAGCTAGATCACATTGAAAAAAATGGCGTGCTTGACGATTGCGGTCCATCATCCGCAGCATGCGCCTTGTCGTATGCGACGAAGTACACCAAACAGTTCAGCGCAGCAGACGGCATTGCCGCGAAGAAGGCTGCGACGGGACAAGTGGATCGCGACGGCGTGTCGGATAACGGCAGCTCCCTTGGAGATCTGATCAAGACCGTCAAGCACATGGGCGGAAAGGCGCGCTACGCAGACTCATGGGATGACGTTGTTGAGTCAGCAAAGGCTGGCGCTGGTCTAATCGTGTGGGTCCAACAGGGTCCAGCCGCCTATCCCGCTGGAGTAGAGATCAGCAAGTGGCACGTCAACTGGGCTTCCTACTGGGCAAAGAAAGATAAGAAAGTGCTAGAGGCTGGATACGGTCACATGACCGCCGCAGCTTTCTGCCCCGTAGAGGGTTGGCAGTGGGCATGCCCCACGCGCACTGGCAAAGGCAAAGAGCAGTTCGGCGTCAAGCTGACCGAAGACCAGCTCAAACAAATCGCTGCGTCTAAGCCTGGACCAGCGTTCAAGCACGTCGTAATCGTCACGGCAAAGGAGTAGACATGACTTGGCTTAAAGATCTTTTCGCACGCACGTCGGTAGATGAGGCGCTGCTGGACGCAGGGCGCACGTTCCTCACGGTCTCCATCGCGGTGGCTTTGGGAATGGGCATCCCCCTGCTAGACCTGACTGGCGACGGATTCAAGGTAATCCTCTCCGCTGGACTAGCTTCGTTCCTCCAGACCATTCAGCGGTACCTGGACCCAGCCAACACCGCCTACGGGGTGACCAGCAGCTCCACAGACAAGACGGCAAAGAAGTAACGGCATACTTATGATCATGGTGCCTGCACTTGCAGGGAGTAAAAAGGGAGGCACACCATGGCTAGATTGGACGATGCGCTTGGAACGCAAGGTAAGGTCCGCAAGGGACCGCCGTGTTCGGTTGGCTTACTGCTCGCCGCGCTGGATGACGAAGAGCGAAGTGCGCTCAATGTTGCGCTTGCAGACAAAACGCGTAGTAAGCGACAGCTAAGCGAGGCGATTCGGGTCGCATACAAATACGAAGTGCAGGATCACACGCTGAATCGGCACCGCCGTCAGCAGTGCAAATGCCCACGATGAGTCAATTAGATAAGGCGATGGAGGAAATCCTCGCCGTACAAAACGAGCTAGAAGAGCCAAAGTCTCCGTCGCGCACCCATTCGCAGGGATGGGAACCAGGCGTTGCTTGGAACGGCAAAGAGGGAACCATCGTTACGGGCGCACTCCCAGCGGAGAATGCGCCGAACTGGGACACGATCCTGAAGGTGTGGGGGCTAGACCCTGACAAGTTCCAGGTCGTTGAGCCAGTGTTGTTCAACGTGTGGGGCGATCCGCTAGGTCAGCTCAACCGACAGTGGAAGGGCAAAGTCGTTCAGCGCACCGTGTCGCAAGACGCGGATCTGGAACGGCTCGTGCAAGAAATTAAGAAACATAAGTTTTCCAAGCCGTTGGTCCGCGAAGAGGGGCTGGCAATGCTGGTCGCAATCAGCGACCTACAGCTTGGAAAGGGCGAAGGCGGCGGGACCGCTGGGATTGTCGCCAGATTCTTGGCTGGGATCAACGAGGTGGAAGCCCGTTGGAAAGAGCTAGTGAAGACTGGGCGTCCGCTCTCTAGGCTCGTGGTGGTAGGGCTTGGAGACGTCGTAGAGAGCTGCGACGGTCACTACGACATGCAGGCATTTCAGACTGACCTGGATCGGCGCGAGCAGATCACGGTTGCACGGCGCCTGCTCGTAAAAGCGATCACGAGCTGGGCGCGATTTGCGCCACAGGTAATCGTCGCCGCCATTCCAGGCAATCACGGAGAGAATCGCAGGGGCGGTAAAGCCTTCACCACGTTTGGCGACAATGATGACGTGGCGGTCTTTGAGCAGGCGGCTGAGGTCGTAGGGGCAAACCCTGATTACGACCATGTGAAGTTTGCGTTCCCAAAGAATGATCTCACCATGACCCTGGACGTTTGCGGCACCATCGTCGGACTGGCGCACGGTCATCAATTCCGTGGCAATCCGTTGACGTGGTGGGCGAAACAGGCACTTGGCTTGCAGCGCACTGGGGACAGCTCGCTGCTCTTGGCTGGGCATCTGCATCATCTCGTGGTGCAGCAGTCTGGCGCGCGCACATTTGTGCAGGCGCCGTCCCTGGACGGTGGGTCACAATGGTTTACGGAAACGCAGGGAGCTTCGGCTCCAGCGGGCATCCTAACCATGACGGTCGGTGGCGGATTCTGGGATGACCTAAGAGTCCTACCGTGCCTTACGCAGTAACCGACAAGGGGGGCAATGGGATCTGCGACGTGTGCGAAGAGCGCGGTCGCGTCTTTTACTTTAACACCGTAGTTTTGGGTAGGGATCTAGCTACGGGCTTACAGCTGGTCGCGGAGCACGCGATTTGCAGCGACTGCATTGGGGTCATTGTGGACCTAGCAGAGAATAACTCCCTACCCGATGACAATGCTGGTGAGCCGTAAGGCGAGCCAGTCCAGCCCTGGACGCGTCGCGTGCCTCCCGCACCGCGTCCAGGGCGCCATTTCTATTTCTTAAGATATTTCGGATCAACCCCGATTCCGTTACAGCGGAAGCATGTGCCGTGGTGACCGTACACGCCAGAGCCGCCGCAGCGCGTGCAAGCCTTGGCAAGGCGCGCAGCTGCTGCTGATTGGCGCTGTTGCTCCAGCAGCTGATCCTGAAGATGCTGGGCATACAACGTCTTTAGCCGCTGACCGTTGGCACAGTCGCACCAGACCGTGTAGCCGTGAGCATCCGACGCGTTCCACCAGGCTTCGCAGTTGACGCAGTTTTCTGTATCTCGCGTCGTAATCCTGCGCGCGTTGTGGGCAGCTTCCATCCTGCTGACCAGCTCGCGCTGAGCGTCGGTTAGGTTTGCTCGCCAGCTCATTACATTGCCTCCTTTGCCATGCGGAGCGCATGAATTCGGCAGTAGTCGCTTCCCTTTGCAGCCCAGACCGTGCAAGGCTTGAAGCTAATTCTGTTGTATCCCTTGCATACTTTCTTGCTTGGCATTAGATTGCCTCCTTAGCGATCACAAACATTCCGCCTTCCCAGGCGCCATCGCGAATCTCAGCTGCGGTCTTCTTGCGGAACGCATCAAACTTTGTTGCGCCGTACACACCAGCCTCCAGGAGTGCTTCGCACACATCTGCAAGATTGTGCTCGCATGCAACAATGCGAATGTTTCGGCTACCAGCTGACATGTCTGTCAAGCCATTGCACAGCTCGCATCGCCCCGTCTTGATCAGTCCCTTAAGCTCCTGAAACTTTGTCATTTTCTGCCTCCTTCTGTTCGGGCTGTCTTCCCGATACCAGTAAGGTACGCCCGTACCAGGAGCTTGTCAAGCCCTGTTTCAAAAATCGCTGTAACAATCCAGGAGCTTCCCTGGCTATTGTTACAATCCAGACTGGATAAAAAATATTCATGCCAGAAGGCTGGTTTAGGGGTTGACAGCCCAGGCGGTACGCCTGTACAGTCTCCCTAGAGACCAGAAGACAGCTGGTCCAAGAGGCAAAAGGAGGCACACAAAATGGCGGGACGAAAGCCAAGCTTCAACACAGAGATCAACGAGAGCAACAGGGATAAGGTTGAGACAGCTAGTGAGAATCTCCGCGACGCCGCGTTGATGCTCTTTGATGCTGCGCGCAACCTGGAGGGTGCGGACCTTAAGCGAAGCGATCAGGCATGGAAAGATGCCAGGCGCCTCAACGCTCTTGCATTCTGGATGCAGGGCGCAGTGAATCGCTACGACGAAAAGAATGTGGAGGTGTCAGCATGAAGGTCAAGACCAACTGCTGGAAGTGTGACAAGGCTGTCACGGTTCCATCGGATAACAACAATATCTATACGCGGATTTGCAAGCCGTGCAAGGCGAGCATTCCAAATGAGACCCCGAAGTTTTACTTTAGGGTTACTAAGTCAGGGAGGGCGGTAGACCTATGAAAGTACTAGCTGAGATCGCAACCGTATTCATGGGCATTGCAGCCATGGTATTGCTGCTCGCCCTGGGGTCCATGTCATGAGCAAGAGCAGGCGCACGGTGCCGATTACATATCGCAACATGCCGATTCGCAAGACGGCATACCAGCGAGAGGCGGAGCTGATTGAGGCACATGCGCGGGATCGGTTTACCACAACCGTGCTCGCCATCGGGCTACTCTTTCTTTTCGTCTGGGTCGTTGGATTGTAATGCCTATCTATCTTTATCTCTGCAAGGAGTGCGGTCACTCTGAAGAGGTATTGCAAGATATGACGGCGGAGCCAAAGCTTCGCTGTCCCGTCTGTCAGCATTGGATGCCCCGCCAGATATCGGCTGCGTCGGTGCAATTTGTTGGTGACGGATGGGCAAAAACGGATCGCAAGAAGGAGGCAAAGTGAGGCAGTATGAATTCGTTGCAGCCCCGCAAGGCTCAGAGCCTTGGCTAGAGCTGCGAAAGACTGGGATCACGGCGACAGACATGACGGCAATCATGGGCGTGTCTCCATGGAAGACGGCGTTTGCGCTTTACGCGGAGAAGACTGGGCAGTTCCAGCCAGAGCCAGTTGGCGAGGCGGCGCACCGTGGTCTGATCCTTGAAGACGCAGTAGCTACCTGGTGGGAGTCGCAGCATGAAGGCAAAAAGCTGCGCCGCAGCAATGGCGTGCTAAGGCTTAAAGATGTGCCGTGGGCGATGTGCTCCATTGACCGAATGGTCCAGGGAGAGGATCACATTGTGGAAATTAAAACGTCTGCCAGTCCGCTATGGCGCATCGGAATCCCAGAATTCGTGAGTGTCCAATGTCAGTGGCAGCTCTTGATTTCTGGGTTTGAAGAGATGACCGTCGCGGCTTTGCTGGGCGGTCTGGTCTTCCGCGAAGAGACCGTGAAGGCTGACCGCAACTTGCAGACAGAGATGTTCCGAAAGGCAGAGCTGTTCCGTAAGGCGGTTGAGACGCGCACGGCGCCAGCCCTGGATGGTCGCGACTCTGACGTGCTCGCCGCCGTCAAGCCGCATTCGTCAGAGGAGTGGGCGACCGCAGACACAGGCATTGATCGGGTAGCTGCGATGTACTCGCAGGCGCTGTACGAGTCTAGGCTGCTAGATGAGCAGATCAGCAATCTGGCGATCTCAATCAAGGAAGCCATTGGAGAGCGCCAAGGGATCGTGGGCAATACGGGATGGGTTGCGACATGGCGCGCAAACAAAAACTCACAGCGCACCGACTGGAAGGCAGTGGCAGAAGAAGCTCGCGTCGGTCAAGAGATCATTGCGAAGCACACACGAGAGGTCCCAGGGGCGCGCGTCTTCAAATATAAGGAGGATCAACTTGACGGCGTATAGGCACTTTCGGGCGAAGAGTTACAAAAATGACCGTGTAGGAACGACGGAGAGGCTCGCAAAAGAAAGTCCAGGTACTTGGACACCTGAATCTTCACAGGCACTTGAAGAAAGTTTGGAGGTAGCATGAAGGACGAAAATCAGATTGCGCGAGAGCTAGCTGCACCGTTTCCCGAAAGCCAACTCAAAAAGCGCCAGGGACCAGGGGGCATGGTGTTCACCTATGTTGATTCGCGCGCAGTGGCAGAGCGGCTGACCAGCGTGCTAGGCATTGGGAGTTGGTCATTCAAAGTTAAGGTTGCGGATCTGTCTAAATCGGTTGTGAAGGGAAAGATCACTGCGAGGATCGGAGACAAGACCGTGACTCATTCAGATTACGGATATCCGAACAGTGACCGTGACCCAGAGTCTTTAAAGTCAGCAGCGTCAGACGCCTTGCGCCGCGCAGCTGTTCAGCTAGGTGTGGCACGAGACCTGTACTCTCCAGAAAGATCTAGCGCGCCAATCGTCCAGTCGGATGGACCGATTACGATGGAGCGTCGGATTGATGACATTGCGTCAGACTTTGCAAACCCCGATGCTGTTCGGACAATGATCTCCGCACTTAGTGGAGGGAACGGAGGCGCGTGTCCAGTGCATGGCACTGCTTGGAAGGTCCGCGATGCTGGTGTCAGTAAGGTTGGCAAGCCCTACGCAGCCTTCTACACATGCGGCACGAAAGACAGCTCTGGGTATTGCAATGAGAAGCCTGCGCTAGCCTGGGCGAAGGAGAATCCGATTCGCTCAGCTGCGGCTGCGCCACCGACACGGCTGGTCCCAGAGGACACTCTGGAAGATCTGCCGTTTTGATTCAGTTGACGGTAGGGCTGTCTTCCCTACCGTCAACGCCCCATTTGGGAGTTGTGTTACAAAAAAGCCCGTCTACGCGCAACGCAGAGGCTTGAGAAAA